CTTGGCGACTTCCTTACCGCCTACTATCTTGCGGAACCAACCGCCCTTGATGGACAGCTTCTTGACGCCATTGCCAGATCCAGCCAATGCACGGGTATCTTCATCGACACCCGTCTCCATCAGGGCCACACTATTCTGCAACGACTTGATAAGATCATTACTCATATTGGAACTCACTTGTTACTTGGCTTACGAACAGTAATCGCATACTCACGCATGACATCTACACCGGGGGGCAACCCATCTTCTCCACGATTCTTCATGAATTCCTTGAAGTTACCCTGATGAATCCGCCGCTCGAGTACCTCCACTGCACCATGATCGAGGATGAACTTGTAAAAGTTTCCCCAATCGTTACACGTAAATCGCTCCTTCAAACCCCGCATGGCAAGACCATGCTTGGTCCTCAGTGTGTCTACGTTGATTGTATTGCACAGGTCGAGTAGTGCCGCCTCGATCTGTGCCATATCTTCCTTCAGAGCCTTATCTTTAGCCTCGTATTCTCTAAGAATTTGTTCACGGGTATTACGGATATTGATATAGGCTTCAACCAATGCATCTGTATCTACGTTACTCATCTTCGTCCTCCAACGATTGTTTATACAACTCAACAAGTTTCTGATGTGAATCTACTTTGTTCTGTAGCATCCTGTATACGCGCTTCTCTTCATTCGATCCCTGTAAATGCACTACGGTCATGTTGTTCTTTTGTCCGACACGATCAATACGAGCTATACACTGTAAGTACGTTTCGACACTCATTACCGGCGACCAAAACACAACTGTATCTGCTGCGGTCAACGTGACGCCATGTGAAGCGGACTGAGGCTGAATGATCAGTACTCTGGGATCAGCTAACGTCTGGAACTTATTGAATATCTCTGAGCGTTGCCGCGCAGTGACATCTCCCATCACCACCTCTGTGCTATACCCCTCACGGAGCAGGAACCGCTGCACAATATCAATCGTGTGCAGATAAGGTACGAACACTACCACCTTATGTACAGTCTCGTCAAGCACCTCTTTTAGTGCGGACAGACGTGGGGTTACATCGAACTCCACTATATCCTTGTTGTCCGTATATACTGCACCGCCAGAAATCTGTAGCAGCTTGCTCATACTGGCTGCGGCGTTGACAGCCGAGATCTGTTCTCCCGCCGCTTCAATCAACATTTGTTTTTTCAAAGTTTTATAGTACTTCATGACCTGCGGAGTCAGTGGTACATCCCGAGTCACATACAGCACGTCGGGTAGATCCAAGCATTCTTCCTTGGTGTACCTGATAGCAGGCTGAAGTGCATAATGTACGTCATCTCTCCAGTTCGGTTTGTTATCCCATTTGAATTTGCTTACCCGTACGAGCACCTTGTCTCGCCATGCTGTAGTGAATTTAGGTACGCGCTGCGGTGCGACAAGCTTGGCAAGACCGAATGCATCAAGAGGGCTCTGGCTTGCTGGGGTTCCTGTCATCATCCACAGTCTTGTCGATGGCATGATCAGCCGTGCCAGAGTCTTCCACCTTACGGTATTAGCTGACTTATACGCATTTGCTTCATCAACGATGATCAGATCGAAGTTCTCGTTCTTGATCTCTTGTTGTATGACTCCGACGCCGTCGAAGTTGATTATGATGAAGTCATAGTTGATACCAACAATTTCCTTGCGCTTCTTGGCTGCACCATGTGCGACAGCGACGGTCCTGTGCATCGCAGTCTTGATTATGTCTGCCTGCCATGCGGAATACATGATCGACATCGGACAGATCACCAGCACTCGCTTAACCAGTCCAAGATTCATCAGGTAGTCCGCAGCCCAGATGGCAGCGGAGGTCTTGCCTGTACCAGCCTCGTTGAAGCAGAAAGCACGGTGCCTTAGGCTCAGGAATGACGCCGTGTCCTTCTGATGTTCAAACGGTTTGTAGATACCCGGCCATTTGTAGTCACGTAACATGGGCGACGGTACAGACGGGACGCTAGTATTTGGCCTGTGTTCATCGAGGATACGTGACAGATGAAGTGCCTCGTTGTATCCCCAGTAGACAAGAACGTCGTGCATACTGCCAGTGCTTAGCGTATGCGATTTATCTATCTGTGATGTCACAGTCGATGCTACGTGTGCAGGCAGCTGTAGCTGGACTGCGGTGTTGTCGATGATCTGCATATAACCTCAAAGTTGTATATGACCCCTTACGGGGGTTAGTCGTCTAGATCTTAGGGGGAGGTGTGCACCCGTGAGGGAAACCCTTTACCTAGATGATGCGGTTTGCGCGATATGCTACGCGGAGGTGACTGAAGACCTCCGACCAGACCCACTCACACCTAACGGCTGGTCTATGCTCATGTCTAACATCGCAATCAACTATTTCATCGACCCGTCAGACTTGCGACGGAACGACCGATTCTTGCTCGGGGACTCGAGACGGACACCGTCACCGTTGGTCCCGCCCTTCGAGAGGGCCTTCACATGGGCAACGTCTTTACCCTTGCGGCTCACTCCCTTTTTGTCCAGCTTGCGACGGGCACGCTGCCGCTCCATGCGGTTCTCGTGCTCGCCGCGTTCTACCTGTTGCTTGTACTCTTTCTTGTACGGTCTTGCCTTAGTAACGTATGGCATCTTATCGCTCCTTGTGGAAGGTGCAGGTCTTTACTGGGCACCACCCGCATAACCCTGTTGGCCTAGTGGGCCATTGATCATTAGCGTAGGACATCTCTAACAGCATCAGATCTGCAGTAAAGCTATCCCACAAACTATCAATATCATTGCGGTTATATACATCCGGAATGAACTGATTATTCATCACGAACAATAATCCTACTTTAACTCGTTGTACGTCGGGGAAGTGTGCGAACACCATCAACGCCATGAGCTTTAGCTGTTTGATGTCCGCATACTTCGAGCTGCCTGTCTTGTAGTCTATGACATGCGCAGTATCCTTATCGACGATGATCAAGTCAGCAATCCCGTGAACCCAGTACTCGGGGTCCTTGAATTCACACGGGCGTCTGTCCTTGGTCAGCCCCATCTCATACTCAGCGAACTTCTTGCCCGGTATCGATAGCAGTACATCGACCATCGGTTTGAACCGCTGATAGTTTTTCAGCAGCGGCGTACCATCCCGTGTGTAATCCTCCAGTGCCTTGTGAACTTCCTTACCGTAACGGATCTGCTCCGTTTCCTTGATGCTGAAGTTCTGCAGTACCTTCACTTCATGATACTGCTTCGGGCAGTTGATAAACTGCTTCAACCCGGAGAATGACCACTTCACGTTGTTAGACAAGACTGAACTCACTCGTTGGAATATGTACCACTGGCTCGATGTCCCCGTTCTGTCCCCGTGAATTGCCACCTATCTCCAGTGGGAAGTGTTGCTTTGTATTGATCTCGTAATACCAAAGCCCGTCATCCCACCGGACCACCATATACGTAGGCAACCCTGTAACCGTAGCAATCTCGACAAGCTTCATGTACTTCGCTGCACTCAACAACAGCGTGTCATACTTCTTCTTTCGTGCCTTGAACTCAGCGAAGGCAATGACCTTGCCGTTGTAGCTGAACGCCCAGTCCACTCCATAGAGCGCCTCGGACAGTTTATGCACAGTTACGCCCAGAGATGCGGCGATGGCCTCGGCAGCCTCGTTCTCCCGAGAGAGATCCTCTGCCGTCTCGTTTCTGGGTCGCCACGTCATCAGCAGTCTCCGTATGATCTGCCGTACTTGGCCTCACAGGCAACGGGCAGATCAGGACACCATACCGGAGGGGTAGACATACGTCCAATTATATACTGTTTGGCCCCCTCAATCTCTCCATCTGGTACAACCCAGACACCTGCGTCATGCACCGTCAAGACGGTGGGATATACATGATTTACGTCCAGCAGCTGTTCCCCGACGATGATCCGCGCCAGTGCCTGCACTACATTCTCAACTACCGCGCCACCCCATATACCGGTCATCCCGCGACGGGAGTCGTAGACCCATTTACCACTGTCATCCTTCCTGAGATTGGGGTAGCGGATGTATAGCCCATTCGGGAGTTGGATACCCTCGGGGGTGACCTTGACACATTTCTGTGCGCCCAGATAGTACGGCTTTTTATTCTTAGGCCATGAAGAAAGATCAGTGAGCGCATTATCGCAGTCTTTCCATAGCCCAGTGATCTTGTCATTCTCTGTACGATAGAGATTGACCATATCGATACAGTCATCAATCGGGATGTCTGCGCCGGGAGGAGATGTCTTGAGCGTGTGCCTGAGCTTTTCAGCACCAGTCCCATAGCCAAGTCCAAGAATACATGTCTTGCCTACAAATCTCTCAATCGGGTTCTCTTTGGTGATCGGCTTCTTGTACACCTTGGTAGCGAACTCGCAGTACACATCTCGCTTCTGAGCGAAAGCCTCGACTACGTCCGTCTGTCCAGCCAACCATGCCAGCACCCGTGCCTCGATCTGTGAGGAGTCACAGTTAACAACATAGTGCCCCTCGGGTGCCCGGAGGGCATTCTTCAGTGCCTTCTTTTTCTTGTTGCGACTGGGCAGATTCTGAAGATTGACCGCGTCCTGCCCACTCCACCGGCCTGTATGTGCACCGTAGTACTTCAAAGGGATCGGCAGCTTACCCTTGTTGCGTGCACCGATATCGATGAACCGTTGAATGCGGCTTTCCTCGATGGTGGACTTAGTTCCCAGACGTACAGCACACAGTTGCTGGATGAACGGATCTTCATGCTCCTGTAATGCGATAAACCCCTCGTCCGTCTTGGCGAACGCGAACGTATTCTTGCCGGTCGTGGCGCTGACTTTAGTCGGTGGCTCAACGCCAAACTGCTTGAGGACTTCAGCAAATTGAGGATTACTAGATAGCTTCTTGCGTACCCCTTCCTCAGTGTTCTCACCCAGTGCCTCGGACAAACCGATCAACAGCAGGGTCTTCTCGTTCTTGATCTCGTCCAACCGGCTGACCAGCAGTGCATCGTCCACTTCAAGCGTCGGACAGATATACATCCTGAGCGTCATGTTGATCAGGTTCAACTCAACATCAGGGAATCCCTTGGACAGAACATCGAATAACTTGTATGTCAAATCTACATCGTTACAACAGTAAGTGGCGTAGCGGCTGAGGTCTTCAGAACTGAAGTCAGCCCTGTGCTTACCAAGGGCGTTGATTACCTCAGTGCCCTTCTCGCCAAGTGAGTAACGTGTAACAAGTGCAGCCAGCGAGCCGCCAACATTTAGGCCGTGCACTGCTCGAGCCATTGAGAGTGTATCGAAGTAATAACCTGCTTCGATGCCAAAGATCCACTTGAGGATCGCACCATCAAACATCGTGTTATGACACAGCAGTGCAGCATTCTTCCAATCGAATTGATCAAGTGCGCTCTGCAAGCACTCGCGATCTCCTGAATACCATCGAGTGGGGGCATCATCCACTTTGATGGCGAATCCGATCACCTCGAATTGCGGATCACGAATGTATTCTTCAGTCGTCATCTTGGACAAGCTGAACTGCTTGTCATAGAACGTCTCGAAGTCGAGCGTTATAAAACTCATTTCACACCTTCACGTAGTTGCTTATTACGCATGGCTCGTCGGTCGATACACGACTTACACCGCCAGCGCCACTGGGTGCCACGCATCACGGGCACCTTGAACAATATACCATTACGCCCGCATGATATGCAGCATCCTTCTTTGGTGGTTACGGTAACTTTAGGAGTCATGGCCGATCAAACCCCTTGAATAGCGGCCATCCGTAGTTGCGAGGCGAAGTCACCGCCTTGTGCTCGTCGCAGATCGGGCAGACTCCCTCCCACATCGAACAGACCTGCCCGCCCAGATCCTGCCACTCCATCGGATCAAGGGCTTCTTTAGCGCAGTCCCTGCATACTTGATCAGGATACTTCTGTTTCATACTTCCCCCCACGCCGTCCAGATGGTCGGCACTTGTTTCTCCAACTCACGGCCAATCTCTTGTGCGATCAAGCGATGCTCCTTCTGTGTCGCCGGGTCGGAGCGCAGCTTGACGTAGTGCATCCACGACCGCAACGTGCCACTCATGTACATCCTGCTAGGCGTCAGGCCTTCAGGCAGCAGGGCACGGGCTTGCTCCTTGGCGATACCCGCACGCAACGCAGACCGGTAGTAGGACATAGCTGCTTCGTAGATTTCAGTCTGTATATGGCTCCAGCGTTTACGCAAAGCTTCGTCGCTTGTCTCGGTGCTGTTCTGCCTGTTCTGAGTATCCTGCAGGCGGCATTCACGAAGGTCGGGCTCAGGCAGCTTGCTGACATCCTCATATCGCTGGCTGAACTCTTGGAACGAGAAGCTGCGGTGACGCAGGATCTGCCTGCCGATGTCCCGCGTCGTGTTGATCTCGAAGCACGCAGACGCCATCTCAAACGGCGACCAATGCTCGTTGCGGATCATGTACTTCAAGAGGCCGACGACATTCTCGTTGTCCTGATTAGCAGGGTTACTCACCCGTGCCATGTACCCGATCAGCTTCTCAGCCTCGGGCGTGATCCAGATTAGTTTGATCATGTGTTACCTGTCACAGTCTGAGCGGCGCTGACTTCATCAAACTGCTTAAGCCACTTGGTAGATAGTTCGTGCCAAGTCAGACCTAACTGATAGAAGTAAGGGTCCTCATCCTTGGCATTCTGTATCAGTTCCGCCGCCTGCTTTAGCAATTCATCCTTGCTCATCCTTCACCCCCTGTTGCGCTGAACGAATGCCCGCACTCCGGGCACTTCCATACCTTGATAAGTTTTCCCGGCCCGCCCGGTGAGCGCGTCACCACCTCGCCATTGGGGAAGTCAGGCGTCCCGGTCCACGTCTGTTCGATGGCTTTCCCCAACTTCATATCGACCCCGCAGCGTTTACAAGTGGCGGTCATGGTCAACCTCCTCATCGACGCTTCGGTATGTCAATGAAATCAGCCAGCGTCACTTTCATCGGGTCTGGCCGGTCATCATCGCGGCGCGTGGTTGGCTTGGCCTTCACTCGCACGCCTCCGGTATGGCTCACGCCACCAACGGCTGAATGATTCAGCTTGACGTGACGGCGCATGGACTTGCGGATTCCGCTGTGCCTGCTATTCACGAGGCCCGTCCGTTTCCTGAGATCCGGCTGGCAATGGCGTGCTCCCGCTCGGCTGCGTCTAGTTGTTCGTTCGCCAGTCGAAGTCGATCCGCAGCGAGAGATAGTCGCCAGTTAGCAAGCCACAACGACTGCGCCGGATGGTTCATGGCTCCTCCGCAAATCCCATCTTACCAATCCGGTTACGACATACTGCACAGTGACAAACAGGGAAATTTTCGCTCGACTCGACCAGCAGCATGAAGGTCTTGTTATTGCAGTGCGAACAAGCCATCACGTCGAATCCGCCCCCCGGCTTTACCTTGTCGTTATTGAATTTCAAGTAAACAATCTTGTTGTCATCGTCGCGCATTTTCCCACCCCGTAATACTTCAGCAGCAGTTTGCACGCTGCGATGTGCTTCTTGATGATCTTCAGATCCTCGGTTAGATCATTCTCGAAGACTGCGTATCCATGCCCATTGGCGCGGCGAACGGATTGAGCCCGGAAACTCTTCAACAGGTCTTTCAGATCATGGATGACCACATCATCCGCTTGTTCCGGCCTCAGTTCAATCTTCATGCTTCTTCTCCAATCTCGGCTTGCACTCTTTACACACGAATATCCGACGTAACCCGAAATACTTACCACCCTTGGTTTTCTTGTCTAACTTGCAGAAGTGGCATCGTCTCTCGTTGTTGGGGTTGAATGACCCTAGTTTCCTCACCGGGCCCCCCAGATCCTGTTGATGAGCGCATATACTTCATCGAGCTTGAGTCTGAGTTCATTGATCTCTTTTTGCTGCATATTGAAGATCGCAATGACCTCGGCCTCACTCATCACCCGCGCCTCCATCGGAAGCTCAAGCTGGTAGGGTTCCCGCTCGTCACGTCCAGTCTCCTCGTCGGCCATCTCTTTCAGATATTCAGACGGGTTAAAGATGTTCGATATCGTGTCATTTTTCATGTTCAAATTCCTCGTCGAGCTTTAGCGCGTTTGATGCCAGTTCTCGCACGTCGTCGGGCAGGTACGCCTTCATAAGTTTCTCCTCCCCAAGCGTCCTCGCCTTGATCTGCTCCAACGCTTCCCGCAGCCGGTGAACTCGTGTCTTCAACTTTACGGTTGGTGTCATGTGCTCTCATCCTGAATCTGTTACTGGGGTTCAGCTTATTCTGTAGTTCGCTTCGGCGTTCTCTGGACATACACGCTGTCTGAACCGCGTCAGGATCCAGACCGAGCATGATGCATATCCACCGTGCGCCACATACACGATTCGATGTGTCGAATATGAAGGCAGTGGCTTCTCTCTTGTACAGCACGCTGTCCATGTCCCTGATAGCGACAATCAGGACAGCAGCCCACAACGCACGATAGTTATCGTAGGTCTTCATACACACCTCTGAGGGAAGGGGCAGTGTCAGTCCTGCCCCAGTCGTATTACCAGTTAGCGCCGCCGAGATCACGCCGCTTCTGGATCTCGCGGTCAAGATACCACCGCGCCTTCTCCAGATTCTCAATCGGGTCATCCTTCTGATCAACCCGGCTGATGTACTTGATCACGTTACCAAGGTGATAGCCAAGCTGCTTGGCCTCGATGAAGTCGATCACCTCGATACCCCCGGCAGTGTAGTGCGCGGGGTGGTTCACCACGTCCTTTTCCTTACCCAGTTCTGCCAGAGCAGTGTAGTAAGTCTTGGCGTCAAACAATGCCGTAGGATCCTCTGGCTTGGAGATCGGCTTGTCAGCTTTCTTGGTGACCTTCTTAGCGTCCTTCTTCCAGTGCCATTTGACCTGATGAACGTAGTCGCTCTTGAGCTTCAGCTTCTTTGCAATATCCTTCACCGCCTCACCTTCAGCGAGCAGTGCCCGAATCTTCGCAGCATTGCTCTGTTTCTGCTTAGCCATTTCTAATCAACTCCTCTAGTTTATCGACATTGGTTTCATCAACAATCATCGAGATGCCACCTGCATTCATGATGTCCAGCAGGTTCTTCTGCTGCAGCGTAGTGGCAGTATTTCCGTTTGCTTTACACTCTATACCATAGAACTTTCCACGAAAGCAAACTAGAAAATCCGGTACACCTGAGTTGCCATACCCCGTACCCATCGGCATAGCGTAGTAAGCATTCAGCTTCTTAAGTACCTCCTTCACCTTCTTCTTTACCTTTGCTTCTGGCGTCATAGATCATCTCCAGTTCAGTCATTTCTTCGTGGTTTAAACGCAGCGAGTAGCTACCACCTAGCGACCTATATCCCAACTCAGCACTCACAACATCTTTACCTGCGTTTATCATCGCAATCGATGATTTTATAAATACAGGCAGTGTTTCCACCGTGAATCTCAGAGGCCAAGAACCTCCTATGTGTAACTCATAAAGATCTTTTTCCTTAAACGTATCAGTGTCTGGCTGATACTCCGGCATCTTGCGTATCTCTAACATTACCCTGAACTTTTTACCAGCGTATATAACCTCGAACATACTGGACGGGCTCTTGCTCGATACTGCGCTCGCCACACTGGTAGATGCAGAGTTTACCAGCATACCACCCATAGAATTTTGAGTGTTAATCATAGCCTGCTGTTGTGCCAGTGGGTTATTTAACTGAGCTTGTCTAAACAGCTCTTCTAGTTTTTTCTCCTGCTCATTCAGTTTCGAATTAAAGATTGACATCTGCTTCTCCTCTTAGTCCCCACAGTTCTTTCTGTGTCATCACGATAATATACAGTGGACTGTCTGCTCCGACTATCCGCCTTCTCCATCCAACATCCGTCTGATCAACCGGCATCGCATATACTGAGGCCCATGTAGGACTATCGTCGATTGGATACATAGTATTGATCATAGTGACTTTGGACTTGATGAAATCTGGCAGCGTCTCCTGAGTGAAGTGGCGTAGCATGTTGTCCCCTACACTGATCTCATACTCTCCGTCATGTATCGTCATGTTGACCATGTACATCCCCTCATGCAGAGGGGATAGAACGGGGCCACCCAGTACCTTCAATACATATCTACCTGTCGATGGCATAGATGTTTCCCCAAACACTGTCAGACCTAGAGTACTCCAGCTGTACGTTGACCGACCCGGTGTCTGAGTCATAAAACTCAGCTGTTAGAAGCAGCTTACGTACTTCCTGCTCCCCTACATTTGGGTAGTACTGTGGGTCCGCTACCTTAGCCATCATCATGCTTACAAGCAAAGGTTCACGAATCTCCGTAGGGATATCATCGAATGAACTGTAGAACTGGAAAGGCACTGTAATTTGCATCTCTGTGAAGTCAGTCGTAGCCCACGTACTCCTGATGCCTGTGTATTTATCAGCAAGCTTTTCTAGGTTTACTGCGCCTACTATGTACCCCGCTCGCGAGTCAGGTTCGTCGTAGTTCCTGTCAACCACCACCCACTTCTCCCTGCCAAACAAGTTCCTGAAATCTTCGATAGCCGTTCTGATGTTGTTTATCTTGCGCGATGCTACATTGAAAACTGCGTCTAGTTTATCCGCATTGGGCATCGACGCTTTGCGTCCCTGAATTACATCGATCATCTCGACAAAGAGATGAATAGGCAGCTGCATTTCTGTCGTGTATTCGTGTGATGCCTTTCGAGTACGGAGATGATAATTCATCTGTTTAGCAAGCATAGACTTCACCGCTGAATGCGCTTCGACTCTGTCCCCCTCAAGCGAGATCATGTTGCCAAGTTGACCAGTTTTCTTTGTTATCTTTGAGCAGATATAAGGCACGCGCTTGCTGCGTATATCGGTAGCGAGTGAGTGCTCGTTCGCGGTGTATCTGTCTACGTATCTGGAGACAAAGAATTCGTCTCCGCTCTTCGTGATCCGATAGAGCGGAAACCCAAGTGGGTCCGTTACCTCGATGAGGTTCTTGGAATCGATGTGCGCAGAGGGTACATGCTTGCCGCAACGTACATTGCCACCCGTTGCATTGAACATAGCCAACATGATCGGCCACATTGCATCGCGGCGCACAGCGAGCTTCTGCTCGTCAGTCCAGTTAGAACCTAAAAAGATATCTACAATACTGGTCATACATCACCTCTGTTATTCAAACCGTACAGTCTTGCCCGCCGGGGGCGTGAAGTTCTTGTTCTTGGTCACAAGCCACAGCGACGGTTGAGTGATCGGCCTCGGACCGCTCTCAACGTACCCGTCAGTAAACACGATGACGCACTCGGCCTCGATGCCGTTGTCCTCGATGTACTTGGGCACGCAGCTAACATGTGTGCCGCCACCGCCCTGCGGCTTGAGCAGTGTACGAAGGTTGTTGTAATCCTCCTCGAACACCTGCTCGCCATGCACCTGAGTGTCCCACCACAACACGCGAACTCGAGACGGTGTGCAGGTCTGGCACAACTCGCTCAACTCTGCAGCGAACTCTGCGATGTCCTTGCCACCGATAGACCCGGAGGTGTCGATGGCGACGACGATCTCACCCACTGCCTCGGCGTATGCGGAGGGCAGATAGATGTCATCAGCGACACGCCTGCGGTTGTAGCGACGCCATGTGTACTCCTCTGCGCCCCGTGCATGTGAGGTCACGAAGTCCCGCAGCGCATCACGCCAGTCAACCTTGGGCTGCATCATCTCCTGTATCTGACGTGGGATGCTGGCACCCATCTTGCCCGCCAGCATGGCACCTTGCTGGATAGCCTCATCGATCTGGGCAGACATCTCTTTCAACTCTTCTGCCGTGGCCTCCTGCATCTCATCGAAGCCGTGCTCGTCCATGCTGTCGCCACCACCACCATTGCCCTGAGGTGGGTTCTTCTTGAGATCTTCGTATACCTCACGCACAGACCAGCCGTGATACTTGGCGTCATACAGTCTGCCAGCAGGCAACGTGCAGAAGGTCTTGTCCTTCAGGTTCATGATGATGTCATTGACCACATAGTCAGCGGCCATGTTGACCATCTTCGCGTTGTCCTTCCACAGGTCACGATGACGGGGCAGGTGCTTGAGCATGACGTGCAGGGTCTCGTGTAGTGCAACGCCTGCCGTCTCCTCGACCGTCAGCTTGTCGATGAACTGCCGACCGTACCGCTTGTTGCGTCCGTCCGTATACGCAGTCGGGCACCCGGTATCGACGACGTCGCTCGTACCCATCAGCAGCACCCCTGCATACAGGCAGGTCTCGGGGTGCCGCATCAGAGCGATGTGCGCACGCTTCAGTTTGGTTTCGGCATTCATGTTCATAATGCACCTCAGTGTTTATCAGACTATCAACCCATCAGGTCGAAGTTCTTCGCCGCCCATGCCTTGATCTGCTCGTTGTTCTTGGCGATGCGCACGGTGCGCTTGGTCTGCAGCAGCATCGTGAAGAACACCGCCTGCACCTCGGACGAGGGTATGCGGTTGACGTAGCGCATGAAGTCACTCAACTCGTCCTGTGTCTCGATCACGTCCACCGCGTTGAACATCATCATGAACAGCGCAGCCAGCTTCTCAGGGACGGGCGTACCCTCAGGGTCCTTGATCACTGTGCGGACACTGAACAACTCCTTCTCCATCGAGAGGAACGCCGCCATGGACTCTGCCGCTGCAGCGCCGATGGTGCCTGCCAGTGCAGCCTTGGTCACGACAGGCCCGAGTACGTCCTTGTTGCGGATGATGGGGTCGGACTTAGCGAGTGATCTCAAGGATACAAAGGACAACGGACCCGCCTTGCCGGGTCGCAGGATGAACGGGTTCTCCTCCTGACCACCGTCGCTGTACGAGGCGAGTGCCCTCGGGTTCATCGTCACCCATGCACGGATGAGCGGGTGGATGCCGTTCTCACCAGCCCATGTGGTCCACTCAGGCACGTTGGCCTTGCGCATCTTGACCCGGACGACACGGTTGGCAGCGTGTGCCAGCATCGTGTCACCCAGCCCATCCGACTCGTTGTTGGACGTAGCGAACACCGTGCTGCCGTCAGGCAGAGGGTGATCACCGACCATCCGCTCAAGCATGAGTCGGGTCCACATGACCTGCATCATCTTGGGTGACTTCATGAACTCGTCGAGCATGATCATCAGCGGCTTGCCGTCCATCGGGAACAGGCTGGACAAGTAATACTCCAGCTTGCCTGTGGCGTGGTTGGGTATGCGCATCCCCACGTCTGCCGTGTCAGTCACAGGGCAGTCCACGTAGACGTAGTGATACTTGTCTCCATGCTCCTCCTGCAGCATCTTCAGGATGCTGGTCTTGCCGCAACCCGGCTCAGACTGGATGACGATAGTGTTGGTCGCACCAATCGCACTGATCAGCTTGGCGCACTCGTTGATCGAGATTGCCGTGTCGAAAGAGAGATTAGACATGAGACACCTCAGAGATAATGGAAACTTAATTAAACAATATCAACCGCCGAACTTCTCAAGGATCGCATCCAATTCGGACTTAACCCGGACGCGAGCCGCGTCACTCTTGGATACACTCTCCGCAGTGACACCAGCCAGCACGTTCTGCAACTCGTTGCGCATGTCCTCAAGCTGCGGGTCTTGAGTCAGGTTAAACTCTGCGTACTGATCGCAAAGCTCCAGTGCACGCTCGATGGTTGTCTGATAGACCCGGCCACGACGCAGCTTGACCTTGCCATCGTCCTCGACCGACTCCTCAAGTCGGCAGGCGTTGCTGATGGTCTTCATCAACTCGACCAACTGTGTCTTCTGCTTGTCGATGACCTGCGTCACCATGCGTTCAGCTTCACGCTGATACACAGTGTGCAGATCCTGTGCCAGATCGTCCGCGATCTTGACGCGGAAATCCCCAGTCGGCACCTCGCTGACGTACAGCTTGAGGAAGAACTTGTTCCGCACCTGATCCACGGTGGGGTAGTCCTCACGCTTCCACATGTCACCAGCCACGAAGGCCATGTTGCTGACGTGCGTGGGGTATGCGTCGAGGAACGTATTCACCAGCTTGTTGAACTCCGCCTCATGTTCGCGCCACTCCTTCATGAACTTGGACAACTCGATGACAGGGAGCAAGTGGTGCGACCCGGACCAGTCGTAGGTGCTACGCTTGACCCAGTTGTAGATCGTCTGCCTGTAGTTGATGATGCGCTTGTGGTCAGCGTTGTTGGCGAGCAGGTGCTTGACGAACCTACCCGACGACGGGTCTGCCTTCTTGGAAATCGTCACCTCGTCACTGATCTCCCGGTCCTGCGTCGTGGCCGTCCACAGATGTGAATCGACGTTGACCAGTACACAGGCAGTGGCGAGGGATGTGATGTGCTTGGGCTTATTGAGAGTGAACATGTGCAATTACCTCCTTAAGGTAGAGTCATTATGCGATAGCTAGAAAATGAAAACACAACTATTTATTTCAAACCGGATCAATCATCGATCTCATCAGCGCGACCCATGACACGCTTGAAGTGCTCGACACTCCCGGCACGCTCGGTCTGCGTCTGGTGCTTGTGCCTGAACACCTCCGCTGCATACCTACGCTGTGCACGACTGCGGCGCAGTACGGACAAAAGCTCCCATATGAACAGAGCCACGAACGCGAACACGAACCCACAGATGAACGCAGTCACCATCTCACACCTCCTCAGACAGGCCACACATACGGCAGCGACGGGTCTTCCTCCCATCCGAACTGCCCATAATAATTCGGATCCTTGCGCAACAGGTTGGCACGGTGCGATGCGTGCACACTGTCGTCACCCATCCACACAGGCGGGTCCATCGGCACGCCAAGCTCTTCGCACTCTTGTCGTAGCTCCTCACGTCGAGCCTTGAAGAACGGCAGCAGGGAATCGTTGTATCCCCGTGCGATCCACTCCTCACAGATGGCAATCGCGTAGTCGCACAACTCAAGCTCGTGGCCTCGCCACATGCGGGTCGCAGGATGATTGGTCCACCCACCCATTGCCTTGTTCATGGCGAGTACGATCTGCTTGCACTCCACCCGCTGCTTGCCCAGTCGCCGGTAGTCCAGCACAGTGGCCGTCTCCCGGTACGACGGGTATGGTAGAAACGTCTGCATGTCACACCTCCATTACCTTGCCACAATCAACGCATGATACTGTGCCCTCGCTTGATACACGTCGGTCCTCAGGGTGAGGGCACTCGCCCTGCAATGTACGCAACTTGCGTATGAAGCGAGCCATCTCTTTCTGTAGTTTCTTTTTCCTCTCGTAAATTGTTGCCACGATTCCTCCTACTTAGACCCCGACCACGACCGCGACCCCGACCACGACCCCGACCGCGACCGCGACCGCGACCCCGACCACGACCACGACCACGACCACGACCCCGACCACGACCTCGACCTCGACCTCGACCCCCACTTCTGTTTAATTGATCTGCGCATAGACCCTCCGGCCCGGACCACGAGCATCCGGGCACGATGTGGATAGAACTACTTCAGGATGCCGAACGACTCGATGGCACCGATCTGCACGTACCAGTTGTTGGGGAGCTTCTGCGCGTCCTTCCACGCTTTACTACCCAACTCGCCCGTCTCATACACGATGGCGGCATCCTCAAGCAGCACGCACGACGTATTCACGCCAATGAGCTTGCCCGTGTAGATGTAGTTGAGGCAGAACAGTGTCACCCGTTCACCCATCAACGCTTCGAGACCCTCGCCCTGAACCTCAGTCACCGAAATAAGTTTCTTCATTACATTCACTCCTCAGTTACGGAAATCAAACTCAGTTACGGAAATCAAACCCAATCACTCGCACGCATCACGAGCAGGCCACCCACTACAACACCCGCGACCAACAGGATCGCGGACCAGAACCCCATGCTGAACCCTCGGGAGTATGCAGACTCCTCCGCACCCTCGTCCTCCCTTGCGGCTCGCCACCCGTCACTGAACCCCAAGTGATACTCACTCATAGCACATGCTCCTCACCGAATAGTTGAACGAACATCTCACGCGGTCCCCATGCGGACCACATCTTGTCGAGATAGCTGCCCTTCCAATCCCAGATGGCACCCTCCTGCCCGTCCATCTCGAACCCCCACGAATACTTGACCTTATACTCATCGTCTGCACGATTCTCGTGGAACCCCAGAGTCTCCACAATGTCAATCCACTCCAGATTGACCAGATCGTGCTGCTTCCACGTCGAACGCGGATCTGCTTGTGTAATCATATGTCACCTCTCTCGTTGTTGATCACGTTGTATCTGTGGACTGCGCGCACCCACTCAGCGAACAGCACATGGTGCTGATGCAGGAAGCTACGTGTCCGCCCATCATGCGTACCGTATCGATCTTTAAAAAATATATATTTATTCCACACTTCGTCCATCTGGACGGCAAGCGTGTCCATCGCCACCCGTGCGGTACTCTCGTTCATGTTCTGACACCCTGTCAGAGGATCACGCTGCCCGCCGTTTGATACTGGCGAGCATGACACGGCCGTGTGCCGGGTACCCGATCACCGGGATGGACTTGTCGTAGCACGCACGGCAGCTGCCACACTTGCCATCGTTGGCATACGCTCCACACTTGTGCACCCCTGCAGGGACCGGTGAGTCGGGCGGCAGGATGGTCGAGCCATGTACCCCCGGCACGTACTCCCCCGAGACGCTGTCAGATGACGGACGGACCATCACGTTGGGCAGCGCGGCCATTGCTGCCAGCACCGATGCGAATTTGGGAAACTTGTGCATCCTAGTCGGGAGCCAGTGCAGGGTACCCGGTGTCTGGCGCATCACGGCTAGAATCTTGATAGCAAGTTTCAAAGTGTACATGTCCCCCGAGTCGAACCAACGGAAGTGGCTTTCCCGGCCAACGATGTCGGCCATGTCACGCACCCATTCGGCACGTTTCCAGTCTTGCTGATTCTCAAGACGTGGACGGCGGACGTTTGGGTATCTGTAATTGCCGAATGCGGCATAGCATCCCTTGCAGGCAGGCACTAGCTCACCGTCGGACCCGATGCTACCCGGGCACGTCGTGCGTGCCTCAAGTGACCAAGAGAGCGTGCCAAGCTTTGACGTCTTGCTGATATGTACGGCCATGATGTCACCTCGTTTAGCCATGTTCTGACAACGTGTCAGAACATCAAAAAATTGTGTGTTTGATATATAGATTCGTCCCAAGTGGAGCCAGTATGACACAATGGGGGGTGGGGTCAAGCTTTAAATAAAATACTAATAAAGTATTTATTTGAAATGTATGGAGGGAATCTGTACATTAGCGTGTGTTTTTGTGGAGCCCCGTTTCAGAAAATAAAACTAGGTGGGCGCGGTGTTCTAAAAAGGGCCGATTTGTTCTATTTGTTCTATTTTACTTATAGAACAAGAAATGGGGGGTTATCCACAGAATTGGACGTATAGAACAAACTGAGAGTCCAGAAAAATCAACTACTTACTATATTTATAGTTAAAAAAATATATAGGATGTTCTATGTTCTAGCGTTTTTGGAAGGGTATATACCTTGCCAAAAAATGTGAGTGTGGTTTACACATCGCGCTGCCACCTCACGCACCACGAAAAATTTTCTCACCCCGCGCCCTATTTTGCGAAAATCGTAGAACATAGAACAAAATGCCATTTCGACCAACAAAATCAACAACTTCCGTTGTTCTACTTTTTTTTTTACATATAGAACATGGAACAAAAATAGAACAAAATAGAACGCGGGGGACTATTGACAGCCTTCTGAAAAATGTTATGCTACCGCATCGCACGTAGTGCGGTTGCGGTCCTCAATCAAGCCGCACTACGTCAAAAATCGTTCCGCCATGTTCGACGATGTTCTGACACCCTGTCAGAACATGGCCAATTTCGCGGAACCATGTGAACCTTGTTCACGCGATCCCCTCCCCGTGCACATTGCCGACATCGTCAAACCATGTGCAAACTAGATCTGCCATGTTCTGACACCTTGTCAGAACATTGCCAATTTCGTGAAACCACGTCGGCCATGTGAACGATGTCGGCAATGTGCGACCACGCGCACGCACGCCCGTCCGCGCTCACCCACACATAACTGGTATCAAAGGCGGGGAAACCGCAGGGCCAAAAAAAGCCCCGGTCACCTTGCGGCGACCGGGGCAGATGGGCTACTTCTTCTTCTTAGTCTTGACGACCGGGAGCAGGTTGCGATACTCGGTGAGGCAAGCCTCGAAGACCTTCTCGAGCGCGGCCTGATCAGCGATGAGCTTGGACTTCTTGTTGCGCGTTAGCATCACCTCAAATGCATTCTTGAGGTAATCGATGTCGGGCTTTTTGGGGCGCGCGGACTTCTTCGAGTCCTGTCCGGCCTCAGGATCCGCGAGATCTTGCAGCTTGGCAACTGCTGCTCCCGTAAGCCGTGTCCATCGTTGACTGACGTACGTGTTCTTCCATGTGTTGAACGGCCCCTGCACCGCTTTCTTGCGACCGGGCTCGTTCTTGTCCATTTGCAACCAAGCAGCCTTCCCACGGCTGCCAGCCGTCGTCGTGTATAGGTCGAGGAAATTTGGCTGGTACTCTTCCCAGCCGCTCGGGCATTCGACCGTCGCGGGCAGATACTGATCGCCCTTGCGCCAGAACTTGGGCGCGCTGTCCTTCGTCGTTTCCCAGCTTTCTGACGCCATATGGAATTGGATAGTCGCCTTGTCGGTCTCACTGACCTTGTCGGGCCAGCCTTTGACGTTCTCCGCGCAGTAGGCGACCGAGAATGCAATCTCATTCTCGGAACGAACGAAACGAGCGATGGCATCAGCAAGCGAAGCGATAGGATTAAGCATGAGATATCCTCATTAGTGGTTAGTGGA